CCAGCGGCAGGAGTTACCGGAACGTTGGGTAGTGGGATTACTTTCCCTGCTGGTCATATGATTGGGTTTGGGTCTTTTACTNANACANNTGGNANTAATATTACNACTACNGGTACAAGNGAATTAGTTGCAGAGACAGGTATCACTATGGTAGTTAAAAGTGCTTCATCTAAGATGCTTTTACATTTTCAAACATCAACAGCCGAAGGAGATGGTAACAGAGGATATTATCATATTAGACGATCAATAGATGGAGCAACTGCCACTACCTTAAGAGGATTTGGTACATCTGATAAAGGACATGCAATGACTGATGTAAACGGGCAGTTTGCAACTATAGTTCTTACTGATGTTGATACACATGGACAAGCAGTAGGTACAAGTATTCAATATTATGTTCGTATGATTGCTGTGAGTAGTACTACTGCATATTGGAGAGCTGGTGGAGGAAATGCCAGTGGTTATGTAATGGAAATACAAGGATAAAAATATGAGTAACAATTACAACATGGCTAGATTAGGAAGCCAAACAAACATAGTAGATGCAGATGCAGAAACTGCCTTCAGCGTAATTACAGGTAATCAAACTATTACAGATGATTATACAACAGAAGCAAGCAAAAATTCGTTAATGATAGGACCAATTACAGTACAAGACGGAAAAAGTTTAACAATAGGATCAAANGGTAATTTGACAATAGTATAATGGCNAGTGAAATNAAAGTAAACAAAATAACAGGAAAAGGTGCAACTGGTGGTACAGATGCCCCCTTGCAGTTTAATGGGAATGTTCTTACAACTGCGACAATTGCTAATGCAACAATTACTGATGCGACAGTATCTAAAATTAATTTATCTAACACCACTCCTTCATCGCCGGTAGAAGGTGATATGTATTTTGATTCAGCTTTAAAGATGTTACGATTTTATAATGGAACTGACTGGATTTCAGTAGGCCAAGGATATATGGTCAAGGAACATACTGCTGATTCTTATACTAAATTGTTAATTCATTCAGATACTTCGAATTCTAGTACAACATTTACAGATTCAAGTGGGAACGGCCATATTATTACAGCGGCAAACGGCACAACTCATTCTACTTCACAAAAGAAATTTGGAGCTTCAAGCATACGGTATGATGGAAATAATGAATTAAATGTAGCAAATCATTCTGATTTTACTTTTGGTATACAAGATTTTACAATTGATATGTGGTTTTATGTAGATACTGCCGCAAACGAGAAACCAATAATGTCAAAAGGATATTATACATCAGGAGTTAATGGGGGATTCCAATTTAGAATAGATGAATGGGCAGGAGGAACGATAACATGGTCTTCATCAAATGGAAATACTTCAATCGGGCGATATCAGTCGGCAGCCGGTGCTTTTGTTGATGATAGATGGAATCATATTGCGGCAGTACGGAGATATGGTATAGATTTTAAGGTATATGTCAATGGTGTTTCAATGCCTAATATAAGTAACGATGTTCCAGTAACATCAACCAATTTTTTAGCTAATTCCAATAATCTTATGGTTGGCCACGAAACTACATATCAATCTGGTAATAGTGCTCATATGTGGGGTTATCTTGATGAAGTCCGTGTTTCTGTAGGAATTGCTAGATGGACATCAAATTTTACTGTGTAATAATAAGGTACGCAATTTAACCTTGTAATGTTTTAGACAACGATTTTTTAAGATCCCACCACCAAGAAGCAGTATCTTCTTTTTCTGAAATAGCCATATTATAAGTAGCACGTATATCTTTTACTAATCCTTTATTATATAATACACCTTTTGCTCCATTGTGTAATGGCTTCGGCCAATTACCAATATCAACCCAGCAGTATCCCGATGATTCGTCGTTTAATATAGGTACAAATTCTTTATATGCAACTACAATAAATGTATTATAAAAAAAACTATTATTTTTAGCTTTGTATTGATGCAGAGGATATATTTTTACTACGGCAGGCACATTTCCGATTTCTTCCTGTAATTCTCTATATAATGTTTCGATAGGTCGTTCTTCTTTATGGGCTTTACCGCCCCAGAACGCCCAAGTACCAGGATGACTAACTTTTCTTGATCTTAATTGGAGTAATATTCTTCCAGTAGAAACTGAGAGAAAAATACATCCAGATGCTTTAACCTCCATGTAACCTTATTATTATAAGAATATTCGCCAAAAACCAGCATTAAATGTTCCTTCATAGGAATTTATCCATTCAGAGCCAGTCCATTCTAATTGTACTGATGTTGTTGTATTTACAACATATTTGGTATCAGAGGTAACACTTGTATCTAAACTTACAACCCAAGAACTACCATTATATTCAATAATATCATTCTTATTGCCGTTTCCAATTGTGCCCCATGCTCCGCCAATCGGTACAGTATCGGTTATTAGATATCGTTGTCCTGTAGCCGCCGCGGCAAGTGTACCATCGTCTGGGTAACTTAATGTCGGATTAATTATGCCAATAATAGCCGTTTCAGTATTTGCNGGTAACGTATCATNATCTAATGTAACAGTTAATTCATTGTCATTACTACCATATTGTATAGTACCAATTACATCGCCANCGGTACTACCTGGATCAATTGATTTTCGCAATCGTAATTGACTAATACCAATGTTTATTTCGTCACCACCATATGCTTTAAATAAATCTGACCATTTTAAATCTGTTGANGTTGATCCTTGTTCTGTGTATAATGTTGCTGTAGTNCCNACAAATCGAAGTTGGTAATCATTATGTGTAACTACTATCCACTGTTTTGTTGCATCAGCAATGGTACCAGATGATTCAAATTCAGCCATTTCGGTTGGGCTGTCTGCTTCAAGTAATTGAGTTATGATAGTATGAATAAGTGTTTGCCGTCTTAAATTAGCAGGAGGACTAATATGAATTGGCATATCAAAAGTAAGGCTCGAAACATCAATTTCATCTTCAGTACCAACAGGTACAGTTCTATTCGACCATGTTACATCTGCTAATTCTACATACGACAGTGAACTCCAATCAAACGGATTATCTGAAGTATATATGTTTAAACTTGGATTATACAAAACAAGTATTTGTTCCATTAATTGTAATTTTTGTTCTGTACTAGATGTCCAAAGATCTACTTGCATAGTCATATCATATGGAACAGGCATTGATCGTTCAATNGAATATCTATTTCCTAATTCACTAGTATAAGCCTGGGTTTCTTCGTCATATTTCTTTTCATATACTGCAACTGTATCTTCAAATGCTGGATTACGTCTGCGATCAGCATTCATGGATAAGTCTGTTACATAGCAACTTAAAAAAGGTATAGTAGGAATTGTATTCTCAGAATTTTCTTTTATAATGTGAGCAGTCTGCCTATCTATATCGCCATATCGTGCAGGCACTCGTTGAAAAATATCTTCTCCAACTTCGTTCTGTCCCATTTTTACAGCGAACCCGCCGAATAGGCGGATAAATTGTAGTATATATTTTCTTATCTGTTCATCGTAAAAATAATTCATGCGTCAGTCTTTGGTTTAATTACTTCACTAAGTGGTTGTCTTGATTCATATTCATCGCCGTCAACCAAGGCAGTACCTTCATTATTAAAATATTTGGCTTTTGGAAATGTCCGCCCTTCCCATGTAGTGTTGAGTACATTATCGGAAACTTTATGCCATTTGTCGCCTCGTCTTACAAACAACCTATCTGGCACATAATCTGTTCTTAAAAAGTATTCGCCTTGGTTAGGATCGTTTGGAAATGCCGAACCTGTAGGAATTGTTTCGCCATGTTCATATGTCGGATTATCAGGATCATAATTAAATAGATGAGCAGTATCTTTAGAATTATTTGCGTTATCTTTTGCCGCCGCTTCTAATATTGCATCTGTTATTTCTAATTCTTTACCATAAGTACTGAGCTTATTTTTAATAGAATCTTCATCCATAAAGTCACCGAGTATATCTCTGAATTCTCGTTGATCTGCAATAGGTCCTGCTTTAATTCTCCATATATGCGGCCACCATGTTGGGGAAAATCCTTCTGCTGGTCTGCTTCCATCTTCTATAACATACCATCTATTAATTGCTTCTTTGTGTTCACTTAATAATAAATCATCTCGTAAATGAGGCAATTCTATTACATCACCTGACATTAACTTACGGCCTATTTTTTCTACCATATCATTAATGTGAAATGTTAGATAAATGGTATCATTTGATAAAAACAATCCAAATTGAGTTAAATCAAAGTCGTTATCACTAACATTGTAATGCCCTCTTAATTCATATATATCGGGGTCGTATTTCCTGTCTCTATTTTCTAAGAATAAAACATCTTGGATAGATGTCTCGTTTGTAGTACCATTTGCTTGATGATTGGGTTGAGAAGGATCATCTGAAGGCCCTGTTTCTTGAGGGCCCAAGTATTTGTGGATTAAAATACCGGTGCCGCCTACTAAAAATTGCTCTTTTACAACACCATCTATAAAATGATAGTCGTTACCTTTATCTTCACGCCAAAGGCTCAATCGGGGCATAACATATTCCTTTTAGATATTTATCGAAATATCATACCTCGAACGGATTAAACAATAGTATCTATAATAGCTTTAGTTATCTGCTTTCATAACTTTTTCGCTTACTACATTCTTAGTAGGAAACTGATGGAAAAGACCATGCGGTGTGTTTATAAACTTTTTACCTACACCTAAGTTACCAAGTGTAGCATCAATAGTACACATTTCTGATGAGCCAGATGTTGCGTGTTCTCTAAGTTCAAGAAGTGCATTAATTGCAATTTGTAGTTTTAGCCTGTCTTTAATGTGGTTTTGCGTCATAGGTCGGTCTCTTTAAAGTGTTTAGTTAATAATATATTATACTATATATAGCTTAAAAGTCAACCGTTTTTTAAAATAGAGAGCATTAAAAAATACTCTCTATTTAATGGATTATGCTAACTTACCTCTTACTGTAAGTACAATATGTAAATCTGAAGGCTCTGCGCCCTAAAAGGATAAAATATCTATCGAATGATAAATAATTTTTTAAACCAAACTGGCTCTGGGGGCTGGATTCGAACCAACACGCCCCTCTGCAAAGGGACAATACGTAAACAACGCATCACGTCTACCGTTTCGTCACCCCAGAGTTCGTTCTTTTATAAGATGTTCAGCTTGATGCTCTGCAAGTTCATNAAGGTCTGTAAATGTTTCATCGCATTCAAAGCAACTAGCAAATCCATATTTCTTATAAAAGTTTTCNTCATCTATCATTTCTCGTGCTTGCCTTTGTAGTTCTGCTATTACGTCATTTATTCCATGTCCACCTGGGTAGACAGGAAATACCTTATTACTACTTTTTGGCATTACATAAGCCCAGCTTTTTTCATTCCAGCAATCAAGCGTGTCATTCCTATTCCTCCTCCAACCCTAGGTTTGAAGTCATGTGTCAAAAATTCAAAAAGTTCGTGTTCCACTCGTTCTTTACCAAACAAATCAAATAGTAATTGTGCATACCCACCATCTGAAATTGTATGGAATTGATGTTTCATTTCCTGTACATCAGTAGACCGTTCAGCACTACCAATGGTTTCCATGCCGCCAATAATAACATCGCATTTATTAGCAAGCAAGCCAGTTTTTTTCACATCCATTTCACCAAGTTTCATATTCCAGAAAGGACTTGTTGATTCTGGAAAATGTGTCAGGAAAAATACATCTCCATATTCTTGATACATTTCTTCCTCATGGTGGGCATCTAATTCTGCACCAGTATATTTTGCTAATACACTTTGATACATGCCACCCGGAAAATCTAAATCTTTATATGGAGCCTTATTCAAATCACATTTAAATCCGAGATGTTTAAGTAAGTCGTTTTCTAATTTTAATAGATCATCGAAATTACCTGGCGCCTCAAATTCGAACATTGGAAAAATGAGTTCATGTCTACCTTCAACAGGATTCTGTTCTTGTCTGTAACTAGTGCTAAGACAATAACAACCTGCTATATCAGGTTTTGTAAGCAACTCGTATTCTAACCACATCTGTCCTGTTTGAGGTAATGGCCATATTTGACCATTATATTCGTAGGTTGCAACTGTGGTTGGATCTTCACAAGCCGCTAAAATACTAAGTCTATTTTGAGTGTGAACTTCTAAAAAATTTTTGGAGTCAAAAAAGGAACGAAGAAGCTTGACCGCAGTAGTGAATTCTGCTGGATCAATTAGTTGTGTAGTCAAAAAAAATTCTCCGTCTAAGTCAAATCTATGTATTTAGCATCTAAATTAAAAATACTTGACTTTAGGCAGTTAGTACCTCAACTCCACTTTCAGTAACCAGCAAAGTGTGTTCCCACTGAGCAGAAAGAGAACCATCAACAGTCACTGCGGTCCATCCGTCTGCTAGAATCCATATTTCCTGGCGCCCCATATTGATCATCGGTTCGATAGTGAATACCATTCCCTGACGAAGGATTTCTCCGTTACCTGCTGTTCCGTAATGTAAAATTTGTGGTGCTTCATGAAATTCGATACCTACTCCGTGACCACAAAAGTCTCGCACTACTGAATAATCTAAACTTTCAGCATGAGACTGAATTGCATGACCAATATCTCCTGTTGTAGCTCCGGGTCGTACTTGTTCAATACCAAGTTCTAGACATTTACGTGTTTCTTTAACTAGGTTTAATACAGAATCTGATACTTCTCCTATGATATACATCCGGCTCGCATCGCCAAAATATCCATTAAGATTATTAGTAACATCAACGTTAACGATATCCCCATTTTTTAGAATATATTCATTTGGGGTTCCGTGACAAATTACCTCATTAACTGAGGTACAAACACTTTTAGGAAAAGGCTCACCGTAAGGCCCTTTGCCGCGGCCATAGTTTAAAGGTGCAGGATAGGCGCCTTGGGCAAGGGTTTCATTATGAACCCATTCGTTGATTTGATTGGTTGTAATACCTTCAGTGATGCGTTCTTCAAGCATGTCAAGGATTTTACGTGTAAGCTGACTGCTTTTGCGGATTCCTTCTAGTTGTTCTTCGTTTTTGATGATTATTTGCATTATAAGTTATATATCAAAAAAAATCGTTGACTTTATGATAAACAGAGTAAGTATAATATATGTATGTGGATGTGGCTGAAAGGCAAGGCAACGGATTGCAACCCCGTTTTATGCAGGTTCGAGTCCTGTCGTCCACTCCAACTAATCAACAATTAGATGTTTTCTAAGCCACTCGTCTAATGCTTCTTCAATTTGACGCAAAGCAGGATCATCAGGTAAATCGAAATCTTCTATTGTTGAAACTGCACGTTTTAATTTCTTTGAACCAACTAATACAGACATAATACCAGAAATTTTTAGTGCCTTTCGTTGTTCTTCTGGAGTTCGATTGGCAATATCCTCATCTAAAATTTCTATAGTTTTTTCATATTTTCGTTGTTGATTACTTTTAGTAACTTGTTTTAACAGTTCTTTATACGGCGGAATCTTTCTTGAAACAAGGTTTTCTTTTTGTGTAAGTTTTATTGCAAGATTTAAAGCAAGGTCTTCCTCATCTACTTGTGCTACTGGAGTTTTAATTTGTTTTGAAATTTGTGATGCCATCTCTGTAATTACTTCTTCTGGAGTTTCTTTTTCATTAAGTTGTTTTGAAATACGCTCTGCTATATCCCCAACTGTTCCTCCATCAAATGTTATTTGCTCTGATATTTTATCTGCCATATCTGAAATTACTTCATCAGGAGTTTCGATTTGTTCGGAAATAATCTTAGCCATATCTGCAATTTGTTTAGAGGCTATTGAAACATCTGGTGATTTAATTTGTTTTGAAAGTTGTTTGGCCATATCTGAAATCTGTTCAGATGCTATCGAAACATCAGGTAAATCAACTTTAATTTTTTCAGAAAGACTTTGAGCTATTTTTTCCTGGTCAAACATTTTTTCAAGTTTATTTTTTAATTGTTTATCTGATTCTGCCATTAATTCTTTTAGAACATTATGAAGTACTTCTTTAGCATCATCACGCATTAACTTTTGTTCTGTTTCGTCTATGTAGAAGGTGAAATTGTGTCCATCGGCTAATGCTTGCGACTTGCGGTTAATTAGTTTTCCGTTTTTAAATGCCCTGAAGTGAATTAAATCATTTCCTTCTTGAGGTTCTTCATAGATTTCGACCATGAACTGATTGCCGTTTTCATCTGAATATAATTCTGTATACAGTTTTTTTGGAGCACTATCTATAACAATAGTGGAAATTTCTTGAGAATGTGCAAGTCGAATATATCCTAATATTGCAAATATAAAAGCAAGGAGAATTATCCAACCCCAATCTTGTGTCTTCATCTTTTAAATGACCGTTCCACTAACATAACTACCCCAATTGCTTTTTTATATTCATCTATATTTTCATATAATGCATCAGCAAGCCCTGCTCGAATTTTCAATTCGCTTAAGGTAAATGACCATTCATCTATATTCGCAACATATTGCCATCGCATTACTGCTTTTATAGTTTTTCCATCGATAATAGTTCGTTGAAAGATAGGATCTTTCATAAAAATCTCTCTTCGGCTAAATCATTACATATTTTTATTGTTGTTTGATCTGTTTTTGCACTTTGATATAATACTTTAAAAACTGTATTAAATATAGAATCTAATCTATTTTTTACTATCGGACTTTCATAATTTAAATCTATAAGTGTTTTATTTTGACTTTTTTCGACAATAATTACACCACCGCAATTTGCAAGATAGTCAGGTACATAAAAAATATTTTTCTCTTTAAGAAGCTCAGTAAGTTCATCTACTTCAAGTTGGTTATTTGCACCTCCAGCAATGCCTGCACATTTTAATTTTGGTATTGTTATTTGATTTAAAATTCCACCAGTAGAACAAGGACTAAAAATATCACTTTCTACTTCATATATTTCATTTGGTTTAACAAACGATATATTTGCGAAATTTAACGAACCGTATTGATATTCTTCAAATATGTTAACATTTGTATCGGTAGCAATAACCTTTGCACCATCCTTAAGGCAAAAATCAATCAATCTTTTACCAACTTTACCTATTCCTTGAACTGCAATTGTTTTATCTTTTAATGAATCAGTACCATGTAAAAATTTAATTAATGCTTTAATAGATTGGAACACTCCGTATGCGGTTGCAACCCCGCTATCTGTTTTACTCTTGTGTCCTAAGATAAAGTTTGTACTTTTTGCTATTTCTTTTAAATCGTGAATTGTAGTACCAATGTCACCAGATGTTATATATTTTCCATAAAGATTGTTTACAAGGCCGGCAAATGCTTGCCAAAGTTCTGGACTTTTTTCAGGTAGAGCATTAACGGTTGCTTTGCCTCCGCCAAAATCTAAACCAGCTAAGGCATTTTTATAAGTCATACCTTTTGCAAGGCGCAATGTATCATTTAATTGTTCGTCATTGGTTTTATACGGATAATAACGACATCCGCCTACGGCTGGACCTAATTTGGTATTATGTATTGCTATATAAGCATCCAGCCCTGTTTTTTTATCAACTCCATGTACTACTTCTTCATACCCATCTATAGATATTTCTGTAATTATCATTTTGTTTTATCCTCATATAGAATTTCGTAACGAAATAAGAGTTTTTGCAAACTGTGACCGCATGCCTAAAAATGCTTCAATTTTTTTTATATTTAAAATTGCTAATTGATAAGCATCTTGGTCTTCATTAACCTCGGCGCAATTGCCCAATCGATAACGAAGATCTTCAGAGGAATATACTTTTTCGCTACCATCATGCCATTTTAATGTTACGCTCACTTCATGAGTTTTTCGATCTACGTGTATTCTTGTAAATTCTGGATTCATTATACTTTCCCCCACGGACTTCTGTGTTCTGTTGACGTTTCAACGTGTTCAGAATCTTTTACTATGTCAGCTACCATATTCTTTTCATCTCTATTTCTTTTGTGCTTTCGTTGATCAGCACATTCTTTAGATGTTATATTTTTATCAAATATAAAATGAAATAATTGATCTTCTAAAAAGTTGTAAATTGATGGCATTGGGATAAAGTATGACATGTGTGTAATAGCATCAGCTGAAAAACCTGTTGCCATTACTGCAATTCTACTTGGGATACCAATAAATTCAAATGTATCGCCACGATACACAGATCCGCCAGAATTACCAAAAATTGTTGGGGCAGTACTTAACCAATACGGATAGTTATCAATAACATCAGTAAATCCTGCTAATTGCCCTCTTGTTTGCAGAGGTGGATGTCCTAAACCACAACCAATTGCGTAGACTGGTTGAAATAATCTTAATCGTTTTTTATGTTCACCTCTAGGAAACATTGTTGCTACATTTTCAAACTTTTTTGATGTTTGTAATCTTAACAAACCAATGTCCATATCTTTATCATAACACATAATTTCTGATCTATATGCACTATGACCTGCTTCCCACGAGCCATATTCAAAGTCAAACATTTCAACTGAACATTCAGCAAGAATATCAGTTTTAACTTCTCGTTTGAGTAATGTACTCCATTTCTTTTCTACTTTGATATTATCGTCAATTACATGTTCATTTGTTAAAACGTAACTTTCAAACATACCTTCTTCTTCATCTGGAATTTGTCTAGAATAAATTAATGTTCCGGATCCACCTGCTTTAGTTGTCCGTACTCTAACAGTAGGATAAAGCATGTGTTGGTGTTTGTCATTAATGTCTTTTTCGTCAAGCATTTGAATACTCCTTAAGATTTGTTTTTTATGACTAAAATTCAAGGAGTTTAAACGGAAAGCTGGCTAGATTATAAAAGCCTGGGTTCATTTTATTCCGGTATTTTCTCCTACGAATAAAATAATAAATGGCTTTATACTTTGGTATTTTGCCGGATGTCGTAAAAATATAACAATATTTATTCGAATATTAGTAATTCTATTACAGATACTATAATTATGTAAAATAAAAAATAAAAAAAGTTAAAATAATAGTTGACTTTTGTTGCTGTAGGTAGTATAATATTTGTAGTAGAGTTAAATGTTAACCTTTTTAGGAGTGTAAAATGCTAAAGCAACTTCAAACATACAACGTGAGTTTCAAAGAAAAAGCCTGTGGTTTTTTTCATTCTTGTTTGTTTGGCGCCCCTACTGGTTGGGCTAAAGAACGTGGAGCAACGCATTCCTTAGAAACAATAGACGGTCCTCGACCAGCACAGGTTTATAAAACATTTGCACTCATTGGAGTCGACGAGGGAGATTTTGGTAACATTATCTGGGAACGTTGGCAAATCAGCAATCTAAAACAGGTTAATTAAAATGATTTCTTTTGCAAAAATTGCGGGAATAGGAATTCTATTCTATATGTTTTTGTCAGGTATATTTACTGTTGACTTTATTGACAATGGTGAAGTAGCACTGACATTTAATGGCCTCCGTGACGGGTATTGGACAGAATTTGCTGATAAAGCAATGGCCGATGCTGATGGATTGGTTAGAGGTAATTTTTTTAAAACTGATTAATTAAAAATAAGGAGTAAAATGAAGAAAGTATTTGCTATAATAATTGCAAGTTTAATGTTTGTTTGTGCTTGCACATCTTCAACCCCTGTTTATGCTGTTGAAGAATCTAAATTAGCAACAGCCTATAGTGCAACCCTTTGGGGAGCAGGCATAGGTATTGTAACTGGTTTAGGGCTTGCGGCTCTTAATACAAAAAATGGTGAAGAATCACTTATAACTGAAAATCGAATTAGAACTAATGTTTTGCAAGGTTTTGGTACAGGCATTATATTCGGCCTTGTATATGGACTATTTGAAATAAGCGGATATAGTTATGGAGAAGATTCAGATTTTGTATCTTATATTAACCCAATAAATGATCAAGTATTAATTTCATATAACCTTAAATTTTAATATGAAAGTAAAAATCGGACCACCTAGGAAGAATAGAGCATATCATATCCATATTGATAATCATGATGTTTGGAATTTAGATCATACTCTTGCTACTATCATTCATCCTGCTCTTGTTCGTTTAAGGGAACGTGTACCAGATTTTGGATATCCAACTCCTTATTATGAAACCGAATCGTATCCAGAATATAGTCAACAAGGATCATTTGAAGAGATTTTAGACCGTGATGCAGAGAGTAAATACTATGAAGCCCAATGGATGGAAAAACTCCAAAAAATGATTGATGCATTTGCAATGATTATTGATAAAGATGAAGAATATAATGAAATTGCTCATCATCGTGATGACAAGGACAAAAGAAATGAATGGAATCGCAAAATTGACGAAGGACTAAAACTGTTTTCAGAAAACTATCAAGGATTGTGGGATTGATAATGATTATACCTTTTCTTCCTTTTGCTATAGTAACAATAGGTTTAACAATCTATAGTGCATTTTTTTATGAAAATGATTATTGTCCTAAAGAATAGAGTTGGCCACAAGTTACAGTACAGGAAGAACAAATGCGATGCGAAAGGATGCAATCGGGTAAATCGTGGGGATTTTATGTAAAAGATGAATACTTAGAAAATTTAGAACAGTTACAAATAAAGAAACGACTCCAAACAATTAAAGATAATCAATGAGAAGCAAACAACACGGTAGACAAGAACGACAAGAAGGTGCTATGAAACGCACCGAAGCACAACTTGCAGTTTACGAGCAACAACTTGTAAACGATAAGAATAATAAAGATCTTAAGAAAAAGATCGAACGTGCTACGAAAGTTATTGAAAACACAAAGAAGAACTTAAAAGGGTAACCAACTGCCACTGTGGCGGAATTGGTAGACGCCTTGGACTTAAAATCCAATGTTCTTCGGAGCGTGCCGGTTCGAGTCCGGCCGGTGGTACCAGAATTAGAACGGTGAGGGAAGACTGAGGTGAATACCGCCCGATCATAGATATTACTATGGCGTTCATTTTTCTTAAAGGGAGAGTGTTAATTTATTTTAACACTCTCCAACTACCATTTATAACAATAAATACTTAATTGCGGGGGCAGATTGGTATCTGAGCGGGGCTCATAATCCTGCTGTAGTGGGTTCGACTCCCATCCCCGCTACCAGGAGATATAATGAGATTTATTTTAGTTATTTTATTAATATTTTTATTGTTGGGNTGTGCACCAGACCAAAAACAAACTCCATTATGGATACAGAGCCTAGAAACATTACCACCAGTAGAAGATTTTAGTAGAGCAGGAGTATTTACTATAAACAAAAGAATATATGTACAATTTTGTGATCCTAAAGGAAATCAAATATGGTTTAGGTATGATGCATATACAATGACATGGAGACAAAGTAGATATAATTCTTTAGGATGTGTCGATGGTAAAAACAGTACCGGACCAAACAGCGGATGACAAAATAATAACTCGGTAAATATAATTACATTAAGGATTTTTTATGCCACTATATAATTATACATGTAATAAATGTGGTTTGGAATTTCAAGAAAGTCTTCCTGAAGAAGATAAACTTAAACCAACACAATATTTTCAACCAGAAGAATGTGATGTTTATGTAGCACCTCATGCTGGTGTTGCTGAATGTGATCTAGAATTAAAAGAATAAAGGGAAACCGTTTAAGAAACCCTTAGAAAGATGAAAAGTACACAACAGGCAAATGAAAAACGACAGGATTTTAAATGGTGAAAAAGTTACCAGAATACGAATATATGATTATCATAGCACTCCTAAGATTCGAGGATTATCAGGAGGGCAGATAAATGGTGAAACAATATTAGATAAAAATGGAAGACCTTTACCTTATAATAAAATTGGTGAGCTCGAAGACATCATTGACGTTGAAAATCAACCACGACGTAAAAATAGATCTAAAAAATAATCTCAATGAACTTATTANACAACATGGATAACTGGCTATACAAATATCAAGAACAACAATTACACTTTTTTTGGGCGTTTAGTGTTACAACATTAGCAGTATTTTGGAAACCTTTATTAATATCTGGGTTAGTTGTTACTGTTGGTAAAGAAATATGGGATGCACAAAATCCACCACATAAGTTTTCATGGAACGATGTGAAATGGGGAGTAATTGGTTGGGTAGTCGGACTGCTAATAGTGGGGGCGTAGCTCATCTGGGAGAGCATATCCCTTGCACGGATAAGGTAGCAGGTTCGATCCCTGTCGCCTCCACCAGGGCGAGTGTAGCTCAGTTGGTAGAGCGTAACCTTGCCAAGGTTAAAGTCGAGAGTTCGAGTCTCTTCACTCGCTCCAGGTAATATGATGTATACAGTTAAAATAGGCCAAAAATCAGTTTTCAAAACAAGTAAATTAAAAGAAGCATTTAGAGTTGTCAGAGATATTCTTAACAAAGGACAGACCGATGTATATCTATATGGAGGACGAATAGGTAGTTGGAGATAATATGCCAATATATGAATATAAATGTGAAGATTGTGGACATGAATTTGAAGAAATGCTTCATTTTTCAGAAAGAAATAATCCGTTAAATAATCAGTGTTCAATACGAATATTTGATCGTAATCATGAGCCTCAATGTTTTGATTGTAAAGGNAAAATACATTTAAAAATGAGTATGAGTTCCTTTCATTTAAAAGGTGGTGGTTGGTACAAAGATGGATATGAATCAAAACTAGAAAAGAAAGAAGAAAAGAAAGAAGAAAAGAAACCAGAGGCAAAGGATGATAAAAAACCGAAAGCAAAAGACGATACAAAGGCGAGTGTCGTATAATGGTATTACCGTAGGCTTCCAACCTAAAGACGCAGGGTCGAATCCGGCCTAGGGAGCCAAATAAACAATACTACAAAAGAGAAATATTATGGCAGAAAAAGATGAAGGCTATGAAATGGCAACACAAGTCTTTCTATATATATTTGCGGGATGTGTGTTGTTCATGATTGCATCAATACTAATAGGATTATTTGAGGTTATTCCTATTGGACCTTATAGTGATATGACCAAATTTTGTATTAATTTCTTCTATCAATCGAATTGCTTCTAAGTCATAATTA